ATTGTACCGTTGTAGCATTAGCTAGGGTGAAGGCTGTTGTAACGGTTGCGTCTATTTGAGCTTTAACCTCAGACGACTTAAGATATGGAAATGTGAATGAGTACTGGGTGGTGGACCCATTACCATTATACGAGTTCTGTGTAACAGCCATAATAGTTGTTATTTATTAGTCATTTGTAGTAGTTGACGGGTTTCTTTAGCTTTCTTTTGTTCTTGAGCAGCATCTGGTATATTACCTTGTTTCATATACATATCAACTAATTGTTGAGATGTTGTAGCTTCAGCAAATCCAGCATTATTCTCTACAAACATAAGTTCAGCTTCTCGTTGAGCAGTTGCAACAATTTTATCTATCTCCTTAAATAAAGGTAATAAACGACTCTTTAGTTTAACTGCATCATCTGCTGTATCATCACCATGAGCACGATGATAACGCAGTTGACCTATTTGTTTTTGATAATCCTTATTCCTCATAAGAGGTAATAGTTTTTTATATAACTTCATGTCACCTATATAACCATATATCTCTTCTCTTTCTTCTGGTGTATAATCTCTAGATCCATCAGAATGTTTCTTTAATCTACCAAGACCGTCCCAACCAGTAGTTAATAACCACTTTCTCCATGGTTCTTCTGTACCACTAATTTTAATAGGACTTAAAGAATTAAGTATTCTAAGGAATGGATTATCAATATCATTTAAAGGATCACCAGTCCAGAAATCTCTTTGTTCTGGTAAGAAACTAGAAGCTATAGGTGTTTTGTTTTGTACATACTTAACAATATCAGCCTGTATATCTTTCTGAGTAGATGTAATAGCATTACTTAATACACCTAGAAGACCAGATTGAGGGATCATAGCTCTAGCTGAGTTAGCAGTTAATCTAGCCCATCCAGACATATCGCCGTTAGCGGCGGCTACAAGCGGCTCTAAGCCCTGTAAAGGTGTCTCGTTAAGGAATGTAGCAGCAATAGTCCACATGATCTTAGACTGCCAATCCTCAAGGAATGGTTGCTCTAGATCTCTAGAATAATAAGCTAGATCTCCTAATATAGTTAGGATAGGATCTACACCAATTATACCTTTAAAGCTAACCCATTTACCAGCTATTTGAATAGTCTTAGGTTGATATCCAAGTTGATCTCTTTCTTTAGTTCTACGACTAGCATTGTAATGACCATTACCTCTTATGTTACCAGCCATAGCATAGTCCCACATAGTCTTAGTTAGGATAGAACTAAAAGCTATTCTGCCAGTGTATTCAGCTCTTAAGTTTTGAAATAATACTCTAGCATTAGGTGTAGTAGCCATGTCTATTCCATGCTCTGCTAATGCTACTGCTATTTGTTCATCGGTTCTAGCCCAAAGAGTCTTACTATATTTATTAATCCCTGGTATAGCACTAATAGGTGTCCAAGATAATGCATTCTTAACTACATTACTACCAGTTCTAGGGAACATAAATAAGAATTTACTTATAGGATATGCAGTAGTTCCTTTGTTAATCCAAGTAGATAAGCCATCATCTAAGTTTAATGATAGTTCTCCTGATACAGCCTTTAATGCTTTATCAGTAATTATCCCATTACTGTCAAACATTTCTGCATAGTGTAACTTCTCTGCTAATTCAATTTTCTTCCAATCAGCAAATCCAAATTCACTAAATACATCATCATATGCTCTCATTCTTGATAGGTAATGAGCTAAGTGTGTTTGACTAAAGACATCTGTAAATACCATGCCTGTCATACCATATCGAAGATAAGGTAATCTAGCCATTTCTTTTAGATTCTTAGCCATATCATACTGCACAATTCTACCATAATTACCTTCAGCTTCCCAGACTTCTCTCATATCATCTAGTATATCCCAAGCTTTGTCATCTTTAAATACAAAGTCTTTACGATATGCTTTCATCATGAACTCAGGATCTTTGTTAGCTTTCTTCATCATTTCCCAAGCATCTTTCAATGCTCGTCTATTAGTTTCAAAGACAGCTCCATTATAATAGAATGATCTCTTTAATCCTTCAAAGTCATCAGCTACTCCCCATATACCATGACCTAATATACTTGTTATAGGTTTAAGTATTAACTGAGAAGTATTACCTATACCAGCTCTGAAAGCTGATATACCAGATAGTACATTATTATATATAACACCCCAAGCAGATCTAGCAAATAAGTTTAATTCTTGTGGGTCTGGACTCTTTAACATTCCCGTAGGTGTTACTTGATCAGCTGCCCATTTCATTAACTTAGTTATACTGTCTACATCACCATTAGTATGAGCAAATGCATCTACTAAAGGACGCATAGCTAAAGGATTTGTTTTAGATAGTTTCTTAAGTGTTTCAGTAAACTTTAGATTTTTAGCATGTATAGCGTTTTCAGAAGATCTGAATTCCTTTTGTAATCTTTCGATAACAGTATCAATTTCTCCTGGCGGTACTTGATCAAACCAGTTCTTATTTCTCAACTGCCAACCTGATATATACTTATTTAAAGCATACTCATCCATAAGGAATTGCATCTTATCAATAATAAGATCCATTGCTCTAGGATCATCAGTGAACGGTTGTAGTTTCTGAATAGTTTCAGCAAGTGTAGCAGACTCTCTACCTAGAGTATCCATAACTCTAGCAGAAGATTGAGCTATTTCTCTACCTAAGTATCTATCAGTAAGATCTCTCATAGCAAAAGCTGCAGCTCTAGCTTGTTCTTCGTTGATGTACTCAACTTGGAATCTACCTAGAAGCATAGACTTTGTATCTTTATTAGATAAGAATAAATCTTTTACTTCATCCATATTCTCAGCTGCTATAATACTAGTATAGATATCCCATGCAGCAGCATTCATCTGTTTAGCAGAGAATCTAAATCCATCTACTAATGCATTGAATCTACCTGTATCTCTAGCTTGTTCAGCTACACCTAAGACAGCATCTCTAGAAG